GTCCATCAACATATAAATCATAGGTGTATCTAAACCTATAGTTGTTGACGGTACTGGCTGATATATTATAAAAGATTCCATCAGTTAATACTGGTTGAAACTTTGGTGGTTCGTGTAATATTGATATACTCATGTTGTTCTTATTTTGTCTATAAAATTATCTATTTGGAATTGTATGTATCCCGCAACATAATCCCCATACTTTTCAAGGACTTGTTGTTGTATCTTATCATAGGCTTTGTTGATAAAGTCATTTCCACCATAACCATATTTTCCAATAGACCTTCTAATCAAATATACCAATGTTTTTCTTGGAATAAATCTACCTTTGGCATCTCTAATTCCTTTTACTGATTGTTTTTGTCTAACCCATTTATCAATAGGTCCAACAGGTGGGTATCTACCAGGTCTTCTACCTTCATTTACAAAGAAACCTTCTAAAGGCATCTCCATCAAAAGTTCAGGTATTCCTGTTTGTGAGTTCTCAACAAACTTAACATCTATATTTCTAATAAGATTTCCTGATGCTATTGGGGGTGATATTGGTGTTGGGTATCTACCTGATAATGGTTTTGCTATGCCAGGTCTACCTGGTCCACCATAAGTTGTGGATTTTCTTGGTATCTCAAGTTGTTTTACCAATGAACCCTTCAACAGAGCAGCAATATCATTTAGTATACCCTGTTCAATCATTTTTAATCATAGATAACATCTAATGTTAATGTACCACTTGGACATAAAGTATTGTATAAAGATGTAGGCATTTCACATCTAACTCTACCATCACCATTATCATAATAAGTTCCATAGTCAGTCCAACAATAACAAAATGATGGTGTGGTACAACTTGGGGGTAATGGGTCTGGTGCTGGTGTGTTAAATAAAGCAACCAAATCAGTTATATTATACTGATTATCACTACTATAACATGCCTGAACATTACTACCATCACATCTATAAACTATTGAGTTATATTGTGGTGTTGCTGAAAAATCTATTACTTGTGAATAAACTGATGTTGTTGGTAAGTCATCATAGTAATCACAAGCGTTAATATCTGTGAATACAACAAAACTACAATCAAGTGCTACACCCCCAACAAAGTCATTAAATCTTTCTTGGAACGGAACAGCGTTGGTTGGTAATATCATATCCATCTTGTTATACAAGTCTGGTGTTTGGTTCATACCCCTTTTGATAAAGGACATAAACCTTCTGGCTTGAATATCCATATCACTTATTACATCTACCTCATTTGATAAATCATCGTTGATTCTATCAGCAAAGATTAAAGACATATTGTAGGTTACAATATTTTCTTCATAAGATACATTTTGTGGGGTTACAAATACAAATGGATATGTTGGGGTCATACCTGTGTTATCTGTATTACCAAACTCCACGATATTACCAAACCCAAATGAGTTTAACCCTATACCTACTTGTGATTGTTGGTATTGTTTTATAAGTGATACAATCTTATGTATTGAAACATATTCTTCCATAGTAATTAAATAGTGTTTTTATTATTTGAACTGCTTCTCCATTTTCTTTATTTCTTCTCTTTGTTTGTCTGCTCTTTCTTTCATCATAGATGCTGTATTCAAACAAAGTAATAATGGTAGTTCATCAATTGTGTTTATTTTTGTAATGTCTTCTCCTGCAAGATTGAGTGTGATACTAAAATAGTATCTAAAGGCAGCCTCTTTTTTACCCATTTTGGTAGTATTTCCCACCCCATCTTTATCCTCTTGTTCATTTTGTTCGTCCACATCAAAGAACTCTTTATATTGCTGGTATAGATTGTTGCGGTTAGAAAAAAAAAACCGCTTGCCCCAAACCAATACTTAATCGGTAGTTGTCTAAACTCATAGGCTCTGTCTTCTATTTCATCCGCCTTGTATGGTTTAATCTTATACTTACCATTTTTCTTTTCAGTAATAGGTCTGTATAATATCGCCATAATCAAATGGATATTTTCCTCAATGTTTTCAGCAGAGAATACCTCCATATCCATCCAAGCACCCCAAGCAAGTTTACTCCAATCATTTTCCAATCCATACTCCACTCCATTATGTGTGAAAACATTATACAATTCATCTTTAAGAGATGTTTCCGTCATTTGGGACATCAGGTATGACTGAACAAACTCCATTTGATTTAAGGGTAATTCCTTGAGTTCATTTACAGGTACTGCTAATAACATACTTAACAAATCTGCTGGTGATGATTTGTATAATTCTTCTTTGGCTTTTAATCTTTGGAATTGTTCTATTGTGATTTCAGGTTTTACTTTTACAACCCTATCATTTAATTGTATTTCTATCATATTACTGTTATTTTTGTTTTTGGTCTATCTAAAAATTGTACTATTCCATATTTTAAGGCATCAATTAAGTGGTCCTTGCCTATGGTGTTATTTGTTATTGCCCCTGTGCGGTCTTTCTTAAACTTGAAATTAGTAAACTCACTGATTAAATCTACACTCTCACTATGTAAGTATATCTTAAATTGTTTCATTTTTTGGATACCATATAGGATACTGGTTTTATTTACAGGTCTAACATTTATCCCCAACCTTTTAAGTTCTTCTATAGATTTTGGTTCTGCTGAATCTGCTACAACATTAACATTTCTGTCTATTCCAACCTCTTTGAGTTTATAGGCTAAATCTTCATTGGTTAATCCAAGTTGATATATGAGTTGTTTAACATACAGGTTCTTTCCATCCACATTGATTTCCACCACAGCACACTCATCATTACTAAATCCAAAATCTATTGAGTAGTACTTGTCCTTGATATGTCTTGGTAGTTCATCATATAACTCTGGTTGTGTGAATATCTTTTCTCTTGGTTCTACAATTAAACCTTCTGAATATATCTTTGCCATATCAGGGTCTATGTCTATAAGTTCCTTGATTGCTTGAATTGTTCTTTTATCTAAGAAACTATTCATCCTCCAAGTTGAGTGTAACATACACCCATTTTCTTTTCCTTCATATTCCAAGCCCCACCAGTCAATCGGTATTTCAGGGTTGTATAAAGCCATAATGTATTTGGAACATCTAATATCCATTTGGATAAATGCGTTCTTGTCTATTGTATTAACCTCATCAACTAAAATGATGTCTGACTTAAAACCTTTTAATTTACCTGTGGAATCATCCAATCCAATAAATCTAACAACTGAACCATTTTCAAAGGTATAAACAAACTCTTGTTTTTGGAATACACCTTTATCCCATATGTCTATTGATTCCATCACAAACTTAAAGTCAGGTAGAATTGTATGTCTTAAAGACACTTGCGTTTCACGGGCTATGGTTATACTTGTCTTGGGGGTTTTGAGTGCTTCTAATACAATGTATTGTAGTGCTGATATGGTTTTAGAACTCCTTGAACTACCCCTTAAAAAGATATATCTCTTTTCTTGTTGTACTGCTTCGTGTATGTGTTCCCATACCTGTGTTACTTGAAATTTCATATAACTTATTATTTGTATATTTATGATTATGAAACCAGAAATATTTTTAGGTATTTTATTCCAATCAAGGGATTTGATGCACATAGCCCATTTAGAAACAACATCATTAGGTGTCCACGAAGCATTAGACCAATTTTACAAAGAGGTAATTGAAAATGTTGATGAACTAACTGAAACATATTTTGGTATTATTGGTGGTAGAGTTCCTTTGGTTATTCCTGAATCAAGATTGGTTGAAGCAGTTGTTTATTTAAGAGAATTGAGAAAAGTAATCTATGAGAATAGAAACTCACTTGGTTTAGAGAATACTGAAATCCAAAATATAATTGATGAAATACTTGGATTGATTGGACAAACTCTTTATAGATTATCTTTATCATAATCAATTCTTTGTTGGGCAATATCAAAGTATTCTTGTTCTCTTTCTATCCCGATAAAACTGAAACCCAAGTTCTTTGCTGCGATACCAGTTGACCCCGACCCCATAAAACAATCCATAACTACCCCACCTTTTGGTGTTACAAGTGTAATAAGATATTCCATAAGTTTGATTGGTTTAACTGTTGGGTGCGATGATTTATTACCTTCTTCTAATCCTGCGTTTCTTTCTTTCTTTGATGTCTTTGGACAATAAAAGAACCTTGATGCTCCACCTTCATCTTGTCTTGGGGTGTATGTTCCACGACCATTAAAGATTTCACTATCACTATTTGTATTGGAGTGTTTGTAATTCTTATTGGCTCTTGTCTTTGATGTTCCACTCTGTTCATCTAATAGTTTACCTGCTTCTTCATCAAGAATAATGTTTGCTGGAAATCTACCTTCAGTTGTTTCTACTCTTTCATGTTGAATTGTCTTATGTAATCCAAACAAAGTAGTATCATCTTTAACATCATCACTATGGATTGGGGTTGTTCTTAATTCACCTTCAATTCTACAACCATCTATGTTTATTCCACCAGTTCCCCACTTTAATACATTTTCTGCGATGGACTTTTCACTTAAAGGTTTTCTTGCCATACAGATTGGTTCGTGTGCTGGTTTAAGTGCTGTACCCCAACCTTCCCAATTTTTCGCTGCTTGATTTTTTGCTTCTGTAATATCAAACTCCATAGTTTCACTATGCCAACCATCTTTTGTAAATGCTTTACCTATTCCACTTGAACCTTTACCTATAACATCTCTAATTGCTGATTGGAATAATTCATCATATTCATTTGTATCAATATTTAATATTTCTTTAATCTTTAACCATTTTTCATTTGATGGTATTGCTTCTCCCCAACCATCATCATCTCTACTTTCTGTTCTCATATAATTTGCTGCTCTAAAGCCACATAATTTATCAAACTCATTTTTTTTCAATCCAGACTTATTGAAATAATCTATAATAATTTGTTTTAACTCTAAAACTGAATGCGAAATAATACCTTGTTTTTTATCTATCGCCTTTCCTATGTTTAATGATTTTGGAAACCCTGAACCATATATCCACATAATACTATCCCTAATATCAAACCCCGCATCTTCAATTGCCACAGCCATCCTGTGATAAGTTCTTGAACTACTAAATGATAGTAGATGTCCACCTGGTTTTAATACCCTTAAACACTCACTCCATACATCTGTTCTAAACGCAATATCTCCACCATCCCAATTTTTACCCATAAATCCTTTCTTATCCCCTTTGGTTGATGTTAAATGATATGGTGGGTCAACAACCACACTATCCACTGAATTATCTGGTATTGTCTTTAATACCTCCAAACAATCTCCTAATCTTAAATCTATATTCATAATTTTTGTTCTTCTAATTTCCATTGGAAACCATAACTTGTTTTATTTCCTTTTCTAATACAATCTTAAATATGGTTGTGTGAATCAAACCCAAGTGTATTTTCTATTTCCGTTATTGTCTTCCAAGTCATATTGGTTTATTACATATTCTTTATCAATATTACCACTTAATCTTTTCTTTGAGAACTCTGCGTATTTCTCATTTAACTCAAACCCAATGTATTCTCTGTTGTTACACCCCAATCCTGTGGTGCCTATTCCACTGAATACATCAAGTACTACATCACCTTCATCTGTTAGTAAATTGATGAAATATGTGGGTAATTCTTTATGGTATGGTGCGGGGTGTCTAATGGTATTATCACGAGCAAGTCCTGCTGTTGGAAACCTAAATACATTATCAGGTCTAACTTTATCAGGTACATACCTATCAACAAACTCATCACAACTTGACCCTGTTGAATCAACCTGTTTGTTTGTCTTTCTTATCTTAATGGGTTTTTTGTTTGTTCTTTCCCCATCAACAATATCACCATTACCTTTTGGTTGCCAAGGATATTTGGCTCTATCACTTGTTGCCTTTGCGGGTTCTTTTAATGCTCTATCCATATAGAACTTTAACTCCTTTTGGTTCTTAACAAAATGGAATATAAACTCTGTATTGTTTCTAAACCTTTTCTTTGACCCATTTGGTATTCCGTTCATCTTATGCCAGATGTAGGTATCATAAAACTTTAACTTTGTTTCCTTTTGACTGCGGTATATCAATTCATAGATAAAGGGGTTTCTTAACCCATTGGAACAATTATCATTGATGTTTAGTATGAAACTACCACTTGGTTTAAGAACTCTGTATATCTCATTGAATAGGGGTAATATCCAATCACAATAATCTTTTGGTTTTTGTATGGATATGTTCTTTCCGTAATTAACAATATCTGCGTAAGGTGGACTGGTTATTACCAAGTCAACTGAATTATCAGGTAAATCTTTAATCAACTCAAAACAATCACCCAATCTAATATCAATCATTTTTGTTTTGGTTAAACTCTACCCTTGTTTTATACACATCAAAATCTATTGGTTCTTTGAAATAATCATTGTGGATAACTTTAATCATTTCGTTCATAACCATTGTAATTTCTTCTTTGTTGAACTTAATCCCCTTGTTTACAAATAGGGTATACTCAAAGGTTACATAACCATCTGCTTGTTCATCAAAAGTGTATGGTATTGAATCAACATCAATAATCATCCCGTTAAAGTAGTGTTTGTTCATATTAAGTTTAATTGTATTCTTAATCTGTTGTAACAACTTTTCCATCTTTCTCTTTGGTTTATAATCCGTGTTAACTATAAACCAACCACCCATAGTCAATATGACTGACTTAAACTCAATCTTATCTATTGTTTCACTACCAAAGTTAATATTCTCAAAGTTATTTTTAACTTGGAATACTGAACCTTTTTTTGGTAAATTAAAATTACCCTTCAGTTCCATCTTGTCCCATTTGTGTTCTTATGATTTCAATCTGTAGTGGACTGGTTGAATTATCTATCTTCTCCCCTTGTGTGGTTACATCAATATGTTTTTCACTCTTCCAATTATTCTTGAACTTATTAGTCATAATAACCTGCCATAGTTTTGTATTAAAACCAGCACCATTATTTTCACTCATAGATTCATACGCTTTATTAAACCACCAGTCTTCACATAATTTTTGATATTGATTGAACGCTTCAGAATATTTTTTGTTTGTCTTTAATAATCTGTAGTGTCCTTCCCAACTTATCCCCAATTCAATTAAGAATTGTGTAAT